GTTGAATGCATTGGATATCTTTGAATCACCTAAGATCTGCAATGCATGTCGCAGGGCTGTCGCAGGGCTGCAGGGCTGCGATGCGGGGCGGGGCGTGGGCCAGCGGGGGTGTAGGCGTTATTATATATGGCCTCGTACAAAAATCAGGAAAATAGGCTCTGTTAACCAAACTCCATTCTTGGCAGCTTTCACACCGTCATAGAAATAATATTTCATAACAAAGCTGCAGATGAAACAATCGATCTGCACCGTCAACTACCCAGAGATGTGTACACCCTAGTATAGGAAATGTTCAATATACTAAACAATTAGGGACAGATCAACTATGCACATAAGATGATACAAACAGCTACCTTCTGTACACATAGATGTTAACAAATAAGAACTATTCTCATTGAAGTTTCATGCAACTTATAGGTTTAACATCAAGATGTTTCTTGGTAGCTATAGGTTTATAAACACCCCCTATGGACCATTTTGTTATTTATGCAATGTTTCTGATATGCCCTACAAAAAAAGCTTGACATTGGTTTCAATATGTGTAAAACTACCCGTACCTGCACCATGTATGCTCTATGCATACAGGCGATACGAAACAAAGTATGAGCTACCTTCCGGCTACAGGTAAAGAAATGAGCTTGCAATCGGCTGCTGAAGAGAAAAGACTCGGAGAGAACGATAGAGGGGCCACTCTGTTGTTCTGCTCTGGATACTGGCAGTGGTACACCTTACACTGACCAGACTAGACTTGATGTGGGTACTTGTTAAAAGCTGTTGCTAAAAGGGTGGGCTAACAACAGCCATAGATGAACACATCCCTTATGGGCTTTCTAGGTGTATGTTCTAGATATTAGTGGTAGGTGGTATGTATTTCACTATGTGATATGTACCGTTCCCTACAGGTAATGGTAGTAGTTTCTTCACAGGACTTCTACCGTTACCTTCATAGACACTATAGACATACATTGGGATAGGTTGTTATGAGTAGCAATAAATGCTACCATACCACCTTAGCTAGGCTATGTGTGTTAGCATGAAGCATTATGAACTATTACACCCGACAAGAGCTAGATGACAGAGGGCTAACAAACACATACCCCTACAGTGTAGCTACACAGGCTTCACTAGCGTTACACAGAGGTTATGTAGACAAGATGCACTTATTCCATAGTGATGTCTATTACGTCAGAGCAGCTATGGAGAAGCATACAGGATATGTATTTCCCTTAGACAGAGTTGAAGATGCTATGAGAGCTGAGGGATGGAAAGAACACAGACACTTACCAAGGAAGAGATAACATGGCTACAAAGAAAAGTACAGTTAATGCTGCTGGCAACTACACCAAGCCTACAATGCGTAAGGCGTTGGTAGCTAGGGTGAAGGCTGGTTCTGCTGGTGGTGATCCCGGAGAGTGGTCTGCTAGGAAAGCTCAGCTTGTAGCAAAGAAATACAAAGCTGCTGGTGGTGGTTACAAATGAAGCCTTCTCAGAAGTCTTTAAAGGATTGGACAGCCCAGAAGTGGACAACTAAGTCTGGTAAGCCTTCTGCTAAAACAGGTGAGCGTTATCTTCCTGAAGCTGCCATTAAGTCTTTAAGTTCTGCTGAGTATGCAGCCACTACTAAGGCTAAGCGTGAAGGCACAAAGGCTGGTAAGCAGTTTGTTAAACAGCCTAAAGAAATTGCTAAGAAGGTGAAGGGGTTCAGATGATTAAAAAAGGTAGTGAAGAGTTTAGCGGATACAATAAGCCCAAGGCTACGCCTAAGCATCCTACGAAGAGTCATGCTGTGTTAGCTAAAGAGGGTGACACAGTGAAGCTCATTAGGTTTGGACAACAGGGTGTTAGTGGTGCTGGCTCTAGTCCAGATACTCCTAAGGACAAGGCTAGACAGAAGAGCTTCAAAGCTCGTCATGCTGAGAACATTAGTAAGGGTAAGATGTCTGCTGCATATTGGGCAGACAAGGTTAAGTGGTAACTACAAGGAGAAACTATGGCTACCGATGCAGAAAAAGTAAAGATGTACAGAGAGAAGGCTAAGGACACTACCATTCCTCAAGAGGTGCGTAACACCTACTTGGACAGAGCCAATGAGCTAGAGCGTAAAGCTTTTGAAGCCACTAAGGTTCCTGAGAAGAAGCTTGCTAAGGGTGGTGTTGCTTCTAAGAAGCCTATGATTGCCATCATGATTGGTGTTGGTAAGCCAACCAAAGCTCCTGCTAAAGGTGGTCCTGCTAAATATATGGAGTTTTCTAACAAAGGAAAACCAAAAGGCATGACCCCTGTTAAAGCAGCCCCTAAAAAGAAGAAGTAAATAGAAAGATTGTTCAATGTATCTGACAAGTAACATCCCATATTTTAAATGTTGGGTTAGAAAAGAGTTTACAAATGGACATCAAAATTATCATGGGGAATACATACATGCATTAGCAGTGGCTGTCACCACCATTCCAGATAGGAGCTTGAGCTTTCAAGTTATCTTCACTGGATGTGAAGCGGATGATGGTAGTCAAGCTAATGTACATGGTGGAGCAATGTGGGCAAGAATGCCCCTTGCTGCGTTAGTAGGTGATATACCTTTAGAGGTGTGGCCTGAGCGTATGATGAATCATTTGTCACAGCCTTGGGATTGTAATAGTTACAATCATTCCATCATTAGTTTGGAGAGAGCTAAACCTTCTCCTTGGTTGTGTAAGATTAACAATGAATTCTTTACAGGTAGGTATTTGTTCACTGTTGACTATGCTGAGAGTAGTGTGTCTGAAGACCCCTCACAACATAAACAGAGTCATGTGTTAATACTAACCGATGCGGGTAAATGGACTGGGAATGTTGTGGCTTTGCCAAACAACCGAGTTCGGGTAACAAGTCCAGCCTATTGGCAAACAGGACAGGGTGCGCCTGATTTCAGGCCCAACCAACATATCTATTGTGCGGAGCAAGATGATTCGTATATGGATGCAGAAGAGACTTTCAACAATCTTTACAAGGAGCAAAAGAAATGACGAAATCTAAAATGATGGCTACTGGTGGTGCAGCTATGAAATCTAAAATGGGTGCTAGTGGTGGTATGACTAAAAAGGGTTATGCCGCTGGTGGTGTGACTATGGCTATGCCTATGAAGAAGGGCTATGCTGCTGGTGGTATGCCTATGGTGAAGAAGGATGGAATGAATGTTCCAGCTTTTGCTGCTGATGGTAAGGGTAAGATGGCTAAGGGCGGTGCTGTTAAAGCACCGATGACCAAGAAGAAATGAACAAAGAACCTAAGGTTAGGAGTGTAGGGAAGAGTTTAACAGCGGGGTCTGCCAACACTCTCTACACTTGTCCTGAGAATTTTGTAGCTAAGATGACTTTGTTATTCCTCTCCAATCATGGGAGTGGGAATAAAACAGTTTCTCTTCAGTGGCAGGATGCTAGTGCAAGTGCTACCTACTACATTGTAGGTGGCCACACTCTCTCTGCCTATGGCTATTTAAAACTTGATGGTAGCTATCTTGTTCTTAATCCCGGAGACACATTAATAGTGACACCAGAAGCAGCATCTACTATAGATGCCGTTGTCACTGTAGAAGAATATTATGAACAAGGACTATTTTAATCATGGCTAAAAGAGAACTAAGCGAACAACAGAAGAAATTCATTGAGGTGTTATTTGCTGAGGCTGGTGGCAATCCTCACAAGGCAAGGCAGCTTGCTGGCTATAGCGAAGGCTACAATACCAAGGTACTCATGGAAGTTCTTAAGGAAGAAGTGATTGAGGCTACACAGCTTTACATCGCTATGAATGCTCCTAGAGCAGCTATGGCTGTTGTCAGCGGCATTGCTGACCCTACAGAGCTAGGCTTGAAAGAGAAGCTCAACGCTGCTAAAGATTTGTTAGACAGGGCTGGCTTGGTGAAGACAGAGAAAGTTCAGGTGACAGCACCTAACGGCATCATGATTTTGCCAGCCAAAGACAGCGGTGAGTGATAGAGACTTAGGGGCTTGGATATTGCCACAGCCCAAAGCAAAGGAAACATATGTACCTATTCCAAAAATTAGAAAAACTATACCATTTGGTTACAGACAAGATGAAGAAGATCCTAACCTCTTGCAGCCAATACCTACAGAGCTTGAAGCGTTAGAACTAGCTAAGAAACATTTAAAACAATATAGCTCTAGGCAGGTAGCAGCTTGGCTTACCACCACAACAGGTAGAACGATA